CTTATCGGACGCTCCATATCAAGTGGAGGCACCAAGGGTTCATCAGCCATTATTTACTCACTTTCTTAAACTTTTCAAAAGTTCTAAGACCACCCAAACCGAGTAATCCCATCAGAATAGGCATCATTTCTCCAAGATCCATCTTCGGTAAATCAACTAAATACCCTGTCTGAGCTAAAATAAAACTTAAAATCGGAGTTATTACATACGCCCATGTCAAAGCAAATCCACATACCCAGCCGATAAATGGCCTCCACCCGGAAACAAAAACAGATCTATGGGCAGCTTCCGTTTTGTTAATATCTAACTGAGCAAGATCAATCTTTGCAAGATGAGTTGCAAGCTGTTTCTCAAGATCCCGTTCCGCTTTCGCACGAGCCTCTTTATCTTCAGGCAAAAAACGTCCGACAACTTTAGTAACTGCTGGAAGTAGACTAGGTAATAATGCTTGTATCATGTGTAACCCCCTATCAAATGTTTCACGTGAAACATTTTACTTCTTTTTCTTTTTAGGTTTAACAATTCTGGTTAAAGTTTTAGCCTGACCTGCATGTAGTCGAGAGGCTTTCTTCAAACCTTTAATTACTTTCTTAACCTTTTTCTTATTTCCTTTATTTAAAGCCATTTTAATCCTGCCTTGGATGTCTGGAGTTGTGAATATGCTGTAAATGCCTAACCTGATCCTGTAGCACTTTTAGCTCTGCTTTCATAGTAGCAAGTTCCCTGTTTTTTATCTCTAAAGATTTTACACTATTGATCTCCTTTAAAACAGCTATTTGACTAGAAAAAACTGCACGCTGACTCTCAGCATCATCCAAACGAGTGTCAAAGTCAGCTTTGTAACGGTCAAAGTTTCTGTGGAATTGTTCGAGGTCCTTCATAACTTGACTGAGATTTGATTTTACAACCGCATATCCTCCCGCGATTGTAGCAAGCAACATCACACCTTGTATCGCATGACTGGCAGTTAGTTCCATTATGAAGCTCCTTTTTCAGCGGCCCAGACCAAAAACCACCATAATGCTCCAAGCGCACCTACTACAACTACCGATTGCCAAAGGTACATCCACACTTTTTGCCAAAACTCTCTCGACTCTTCTTTTTTGAGAGCTTCCTTTTCTTTTCTTTTTTTCGCTCGTTCTTTTTTGAGTTTTATTTTTTCTTCACGTTTCTCGATAATAAGATCCCAGGTTTTTGTTTCGCCATAAGGAACGGGATATTTTCGGTTAATTTCAAATTCTAAATCCTTTAAGCTGGCTTCCAACTGTTTCTGCTGGATCACCTCATTCGCAACGGTGGAGATGTCCGTATCTTTACCACCATCATGAGCTCTCTTTTCTAGAATGCCTTGATTTCTTTTAGCAACCGAATTAGTTGGCTTCTTAACGTTCTTTTCATGTGCCTCTTTGGCACTAAAGACAGAATCCAAAGACTTCGTAATCTCTGAAATATCTTTAGCACCCTTGACTAATAACTTCGTACCCGCAATAGCAGTAGCAATTGTCGCAGGGTCCATAACCGCCCTCTTCCAAATAATGTTTTATAGGTAACCTTTTTCTTTCAGAACAAAAGCCCCTACGCCTATAACAATACCCAACAAAACAACCAAAGAAGTGTTTGTCAGGACACCTATTCCAACAACTGAAACAGCAATGGCCGCATACGTTGAAGGCTCACGCATACGGTCCTCAATCCATTTTTTCATGAGAATCTCCTAATAATATTGTCTCGCTTGCAAACGAGCCATAGGTTCGTCTTCTTCTTCATCGCTGTCAAGTCGAAGAAACCCCCCTTTACGGTATCTAATAAGTGCCATGGACATACTATCACAAAAGTCATCATGTTCGCCATTGGGAAATGCAGCACACTCCTCGATGACTTCCTCCGAAAATTTTCTCTCCGGAGCCCACACCTTGCCAGACTCAAATATAGGCGCAACCATATGCATCCTCGTATGCTTATCACGACCCTTGGACGGTGTATAATTCACAACAGGTATACCCATAATCCTCAACTCGTCCGTGAGCGGTGTTCCACTGGCCTTGGCCTCAATCAATACCATGTCAGGCTCCCAGTAATCATACTCCTCCATCGCCTGAGACTTCAACTCAGGAAAATCCCAGCGTCCACGCTTCGCATCCATAAGAATTATGTTGTCCG